GGCTTACTCATGCCTCTTCCAGAGTGAATCATAGGAGCACCGTTAACGAGTTGCGTTAAGTTGGCGTTTTCACTTAAATAAACATCTAGAGCCGAAATTGTCATAAAATTTTCAAACTCCTCGCCAGTATCATTGTTTAGAAACTTATACGTAGGCATTAGCGTTGATCGCTCCATTGATAATCTTCGAACTCATCTTCATCTTCTATAAGAGCAGAAATGTCTTTAACTTTTAAAGCTCGCTCTACTCGCTTTTCCTTACGCTTGTCTATATGATGACGAGTATTTTCAGAATATCCCTCGTCATCATACGAATAGTCATTCTTTTTAAACTTTTTAAACGTTGACTTGCTCATCGATCAATCCCGGCAATGCCTCTTTGATAAAGTTAATGGTTAATCCTTTGTAAGGAAGCTTCTTTTCCTTAATGGCCAACAGAAGCTTCGCATCATCAGGATGCACAGTCTCCAGAAGAGTGATATAGAGTATTTCTCTTCTAAATTGTGTTAGATTAGGATTACCACCTTTTAGGAACAAATACAAGCGCCTTGCTTCAGTATACAGCATTCCATGTGAATCAGGGTAATCCGATGGTTTATATGGCGGATCACCGGGTGGCAATTCCCAAACAAATTGGGGTTCGAATGTGTATTTGAGAATCTGTCCAAGAACAGGATTGTAATTGTTTCTCAAATATGCAATCTTTTCTTCTTTCTTTGAAAGCTTAGATGTATTAATTAAAATTTCAGATATTGATAATCTCATAGTGTCCTCAAAATTCGTTGATATGTTCCATTAAAATATTCAATCTTTTTTTGACAAAATAATTGAAAAGTTTAGTTTTAGTTTTACCTGCTTCAGATTTATATTCTTCAATAACACGACCTTTAATCTCTTCAGGTATATAGGTCAAATCAATAAGATATGCATTTCTATAATAATTTCTCTTGAGTCTTTCATCTTCATATTCATCAGGAGAAATACTTAAGTAATGTTCTATCTTTTTAAAAGTTAATGATTTCTGACGCTCACCGATAACAAAACAATTATCATTAGACAGGAAATTAGGAATACCATCACTAACATCACCCTTTAAAATGTGTTCTTTAATGAACATATCTGGGTTATCATGTGTGATATATCTCTTATTTACATGATCATATTGTTTGACATTTTGATATTTGTGTAGTTGAATAAAATCTTTATCACCAGAAACAATAAGGATTTTTTCAGCTTCAGGTTGTCCAAATGACCAATCATTAATAAGTTCACCATATTCCATAATAAGAGTACCAATGATATCATCAGCTTCAGCATTTTCAATGCTGATTACTCTATAATGAAAATATTCTTTTAGTTCTTGTTTTATCTCACCAAGATATTCATAAATCTCAGACCAATTGAGATCAGATTTATCTCTGTTCTTTTTACGATTGGCTTTATAATAAGGGAAAAATTGTTTTCGCCAATAGTTTTTATCATCACATGCTATAACAAGTTCACCAAATTCATTAAAGAATTTGACTTTAATTGCACGAATAGAATTCAATATCATATGACGAAGCACATTTTTATCTATCTGAATACTATTTCGATTTTCTATCATTCTAAATAAATTTGAAATCATGACCTGATTCAAGTCTAATATCATCATTTTAATTATGGGTTAAACCCTCTCCTCATCTATTTTCAAAACTAATTCTAACGTATCTTTGATACAAAGTAAACCACTTTCTTCTATATCAAAAACGTTTTGTGAAATTTTTTGAAATGGATGAATCAATCCATAATATTTAAATAATATTGATCTAATAGATTCGATTAGGAATGCAGAGTCTTTTATCGATTCTGCATCATCATCTTCTTCAATTAATTCAAATCCCGCTAAAGATAATTGTTGAAATAACATTGGAGCAATCAAAGCTATTGTTTCTTGAATATGAGTTTGTTTTACCATATCAATATTATTTTTTATTTCTTCTAGATTGACGGGGGCGTCGGCCCCCTTTTGAATAATCTTACTCTTTGGAAATTTAATGATATTATTTGTCATTTGACCTCTTTTTAATCGGCATTGCCGATGACATATTTATCTTTTCAAGTGGTTCTATAGACAAATTGTTCTTTCGGCATTTCCGGGGATTCGTTTTCAAGTGAACGAAGCATAGCTTCCCATTGTGAAATTCTATTTGCCCAATTATAGAAAATATCAGCATAAGCCTTTTGTGTCATAATTTTATTATGATATTCATCATCTGTCATCGTAGAAATTGATTCAATAGAAGCACGAAGAACAGAATAGAAAATATTAGCATGTTGATTAATATTTTCGTTCCACTGATACATATGAGTCCAATTAGAAGCAGTCTCAGGCAATGCACCATAATTAGGATGAACGCATATAAGACCAGCAGACATGGATTCCATAAGAGAAATACAAGATGTTTCCTGCCAAATATTAGGATAGGCATAGATATGCTTGGATTTCAAAATTTCTTTAATTTCTGGATTTGAAACAGAACCATAATAATTAATTCCAACAGTTGACTTACAATCATCGAATAACTGTTGGAACGGCTCATCCCTCTGGCCCCATCCATACACATTAAATGAAGAATAAACGTCAAGTTCAATGTTATCAAATTCTTCACGGAGTTTCTTAAAAACAGGAATAAGAATCTGAAGTCCACGATGAGGTGTAGTGTGATAAATTAAACGAATAGTGTCACGTTTCTTTTGTTCCAAATCGAAACTGATAGGCTCGATACAATTAGGAAGAACAACACACTTAGACCAAGGAATATTATATCGTTCTAGATAACCACGCATCTGCCAGTGTGATGAGAATACGATACGATGAAACTTTTCCCATCCACGATTTTGAAGATGTTCGGATTCTGGGTCACCAGCCAAATCTTGACACCAAAGAATACGAACGTGCTTATCAGAAAGTTCTTCATGAACACGAGAAACAAAAATCTGAAACTTATCTAGTAGAGCAGTATCAAGACGCTTTTCAAGCGCATACTTCATTAACTCAGTTCCACCCATAGCATTAGTGGAAAGACTATCTTTTGCAAAAGGCATAATAAACTCCTATTTTAACCAATTTTGATTTTTCATGTACCATTGTGAGACCAATGGAAGTCTTTTTTCTACTTCCATCGACGGTTTCCAGCCGAGTGATTTTAAAAAATTGCCCGAAATTGCATAACTGAAATCATGACCGGGACGATCAATATTAGGGTCAACAAGTTCATAAGGAACCGATACGCCAAGACCCATTGTTATAATTTGAAGAATATCAAGATTATCATATTGTTTTTCGGCAGCAATATTAAACTTGGGACAAGTTCCACCCATTATACCATAAGTGGATTGATGTTCAAGTTTCAAAATAAACAAAAGAGCCGATGCAACGTCTTTGGCATGAAGGTAACAACGTGAGCCAATTTTGCCTGTTTCTGCATTATAATGAATAATAATTTTTTTATTATTGATTATCTTTTTAAGAACCATTGGAATAAACTTCTCAGGGTTCTGACGCTCACCATATACATTCATCGTATGTGTAATGTATATAGGCATTCTGTATGTGTTTTGATAAGATACACACATAAGTTCACCAGCAGCCTTGGATGCTGAATATGGATTGGTAGGATTCATCCTGTCATATTCGTTGAATGTCACTCCATCAACAGCAGGACCAAACACTTCATCTGTAGAAAAATAAACAAAACGATCTAAGTTCCTTAAAGTACGAGCATACTCCAAAAGATTAACTGTACCAATCACATTATTCTCAACAAATTCCATTGGAAACCTAATGGAACGAGTTACATGAGAAGCAGCAGCGATGTGAAGGACAATATTAATATCGCCAATCACATCTGCAATCTGTGGTGAAATAACAGCACGAAGGTCATGATACACAACCTTCACACGATGCTTATCATCTCTGTCTTTAATAATTTCTTGAATACGATTTAGATTACCAGAGAAATCTAAACGATCTAGACTAACAATGTTGTAATCAGTATTATCAAGAAGATATTCAATAATGTGATGCCCGATAAATCCAGCACCACCAGTCAACAAAACATTCATCAATTCACCTATTAATTATTAAGCCTGTCGAGTAAGGAAAGTTGGGCGAACAGTCTTTGCGTCAAAATACTTCTTGACAAGACCGATAACAATATCAGAGTCAAAAGACTTACATGAGAACACATCAAGATACAAAGCATTTCCGCCTTTTAGATCATCAGGAACAAAATGAGCACAAATGTTTGAAGTTTCAATCAACTGTACTAAAGTATATCCAGCTTTATTGCCGGAACCAAAGCTAACGATTTGTGGGTCGCCGTATGCAACCATGTCAATATCATTAACAAGCTGCTTTGTAAAATTATAAATCGTATCATAATCATCAATTGAAAATGAATTTAGATCAGCGCAATCTAATACGAGATGAAACCCCCAATATGCCATGCCATTTGTGCTCCTGTTTTTTTGTTAAAAGATATATTATTTAGTAGTTATCTTGAGCCTGAATATACTCAACCATGTCAATTGGAAATACACACCAACTGTTTCTTTGAACATTCCATGAGGCTACAAGACTAGGCTCACGATTATGAAAATCTTGCATTTGCTTACGATCTTCATCATTGAATGCAGGAGGTAAAATCCTTGGCATCAAAGTACACCGAAGAGGTGGAGGAGTAATACCATCCTTCTTGAGGAATGTAACCTCAATGACAGAATCTGTCAACTCTTTTAAAATTTCATCACGAATAAACATCAAGACTCGACCAATAAAGTTTTGCCGAAATTATTTCTTTCTTCGTACACTCGCATTTCAAGCTCATTATACCCACCAACAAATTCACCATTGATTACAACAACTGGATATGACTTGGCGTTGGGAAACTTTTCTACAATGAAATCTCGTGAAACATCTTTGCCTACAGAATAAGTTTTGAATTGAACTTTAAGAGAATTCAAAATATTCTTGGCTTTGTTGCAATAATTGCAATTGTCTGTAGTGTATAATTCAATCATAGTCTTTCCTTCCAATATTCAATTACATCTTCTGGGTTCAGTGGATTATATCCATTTTCGTACATGTCATATAGTACCATTAATTCTAGTTCACTCATTTTAATCTCCATATAGTTATTATACTTGGATATTTATATTGTGTCAAGCTAAATATTCAAGAACGTTTCAGTTAGGAGTAAATTTATGATTATATCAATCAAAAATGACCCCTATAAAATTGAAAAAGCTGTAGTGAGAAAAGCGGTAAAATTCTTTTCAAACAGCCTGATATCTACTAGATTAAGTAAAACACTTTCTGTAAAAATAATTTTTACCAAAGGATTTAATAAAAACACAAAATGTATCGCTACATGTATGTGGGTAGATAATAACGTAAGACCAAAAAAATTCGAAATCGAAATTGATGCTAATTTAAGTGCTAATCAAACAATTCGTGCCATTGCCCATGAAATGGTTCACTTGAAACAATATGCGACAGGTCAAATGAAAGATTTATTCAGCAACGATTCTACCAAATGGGAAGGTAAAATTCATGAAAATATCTCAGAAATGAATGATAATTATTGGACATATCCATGGGAAATCGAAGCATATGGACGAGAAGTTGGATTGTTTGTTTTATACAGTAAATACATAAAAGAAGAAAAAAAATTAAAGAGAAAGTGATTTGTCCTGCAAAGTTTTTTCATATTTACTCATTTTATCTAGATATCCACGATTACGAAGTTCTTTGAAGACAAGATTTTCTAATGAAAATTCACCGCCCTTTTGAATAGCAGCACCACGCATGGTTTTGATTTTGTCTTTTAGATTATTAAATTGATCCATGTCCATTTTATCTTTGATCATACGATCAATCGTATGCATATAATCTTGCACTTTTAATTTGAGATTTTTATCATTTTTGAAATCGTATTCACCATGAACTGGTTTCTGGACCCATGTATTTTTCTTCAACGAAAAAATACCTTGCCCCTTGGGATATGATCCAACAGGGTCTTGGGCATAAGGCTCTACAGGATACCCAAGGACGGTAATCTTGTGTGTTAGTGTCCACAATACCTTCTTATCCTGAAGGTAATCGTCCACGAGCTTCCTATCAGTTCCTAGCTTCGATCTATCAACGATCAAATGAACATCAATATCTGATTTGGACGTATAGTTGTAATTGCAATTACCACCAATCATGATTATATCTTGAACTAAATTATTTGGAATATTTGCATATTCACGCCATGCGTCGATGAACTTCAAAAGAGCCGCTCTAACATTTGGGCGAAGTTTATCACCATCCCATAGTTTGGGATTGAGTTCTGTATGATATTCTAATCCAATTTTAATTTCAGTTAGATATTCTTTAAAAGTTATCATTCTAAGCTCCTGTACTTAGAATTATTTATATATCACCAATGTCGGATGACTCCAGCCACGATGAAAATGTTAGTGCCAATATAACAAAGGACGATGACAGTCCTGATAATAGCAATAATATCAGAGTCTTTATCATCGTCCTTCACACCTTTATCACCAAGAGCTTTTGCCCACAATGACCAAAATTTTTTCATCAATCTTCTTCTGCCTTAATTGCTTGTTTTGTCAACCAAATAATTGCAACAATCTTTTCTTCATCAGAATATTTTGAACTTGCTGCGGTTTGTTGAATACGATTCATGATATCAACTAACCAAGTATTTTGAATCTTACACATATCAAGTTTTTCGATCATTCATGACTCCTATGTTAAAATGGGCGAGGAATTACCCCCACCCATTAATTTAGATATAACGATATGCAATAACTCTTTGTTTTGCATATACGCCAACCCCAACTCTTCTATTATGATTACCAGAAAGAATAATTGGGTTCCCTCTTCCATCGTAGCCTGTCACCACACCAACATGACCACCACCCCTACGATTAGTTACAGCTACACAATTTGTACAACCATACGTAGCGGGTTTACCACGATGAACATATGAAATCGCTCGACGGTCATGGCCACCTGCGATCATATTCATAAAATCAGCGCACCAAAGTCTCGAAGGTAATCCTAATTGACTGGCATTTGCGCCAATATAACGAGAAGCTTTTTTTGCCAAATCACCACTATAGATAAATGTATTTTCTACAGAAAGAAATGACTTTCTCGACATATCAACAACTACGTGTTGGACTTGGGCCATTCTAGCCTTTTCATTTATCCAATACATAGATGTACTTATTTCATCATTTGAATTTGGCTGCTGAACTTGTTGTACGGGTACAACTCTCTTTACATGCCTCACTTTTTTATGCTTATGCTTATATACTGTACTATAATGATAGTTCTTATGTTTTGGTCTAGCCTCAGAAACATTTACGAAACTAAAGCTAACTAACATCACTGTTAGCAAAAATATAAGTTTTTTCATTACTCTTTCCTTTTCTATATTGCTACGGACAGAGTAATATATTTTACCTCATAACTTGCATAATCAGTCTCGTTTTACCTTGCTTGATAAAGCCAAGTTCATGAGCACCACCTCTAGAAACATCTAACCCAGTGCCTTTTATAAAGGGACCCCTATCGTTAACCGTAGCAATTATGGACCTTCCATTATTAGGATTGGTCAGTTTAAGTTTTGTCCCAAACGGTAGGGTTCTATGTGCGACAGTAAGCCCGTTGGGATCGAATCGTTGTCCAGAAGCAGTCCACTTACCAGTAGAATACCAAGAGGCAACGATACCACTGTTTAAAGTGGTATTCTTATTTATAGCATAAGAATTAGTGGTTTGACAAGCAGTAAGCAAGATTGATACAATCAAAATCGTAAAATATTTCATGGTAAAAACCTCACTTACTGTTGTTAATAGTGGTGCGCCGGGAGGGACTCGAACCCCCAACCAATCCGTTATGAGCGGATAGCTCTAACCATTGAGCTACCAGCGCATTTAATTATGCTGCCAAAATTTCCTTCAGGCGATCTGCGGCATATGAAGCCGCAAATGCTTCAGGCTTTACTTTTGGTGCGAATCCACACATGCCACGAATATAACCAGTAGCCTGATGAATCACACATGAAGAACCATGCATCTCATCAGGATTGATGTCAAGGTGAACTTCACAATGTCGTTCGCCTATCGATTCAAACAAATCGATATACATTGCTGAAGCCTTATACACTTCATTCATTAGGCGATATGCTGGACGGTTGTGCTTTTTGTCATAATCCCGTTCGGTACTGACTTGCCCAAATACTTTACATCCACGTGAGCCATCAAGATGAACAACGATAGCAACTGTGTAATCAGCGTACCAGTCATCGCCACGACGATACCGCTCGCTATCGGCTCCAATGTAAATATTGGATGAAGCTGAAGATTGAAGGATAAATCGTTTAACTTCTTCAATGTCGAATTCCTTTGACATATGTCACCTTTGATTTTAAGGAAACAGGAATAATTTTTTTTCATTCCTGTAATATGACAATGATATCATGATTAATATTATTGTCAAGATTATTTTATTTAGCAATCATAATTCCATTTTAATTCACCAAATAGATGGCGAATTTCGTCCACACGAGTCTGTGTACCAATGTTGTTCTTAATCACCTTAAGAAGTTCATCGCAGACATTTTTATTACCATCCCAACAAGAAAAAATAATAGCTCGATGAGTAGAAAGCATTGAATTTGAAGTCAACGCAAATTCTTTACGAGTTTGATTTTTCAAAGTTGTATTTAACGTATGAGTAATAGTTTGTATAGTAAAATCAATCTGATACCAAAATTGACGTTCAAACTCTTCAACTCGTTTACGATCTTCTTCCATCATAAATGCTTTAGCATCATCCATTTGTTCATTGACGATAAGGTCAATAACACTTTTTTCCTGAGACAAAATGTCTTTGGACTTGTGGATACGAATATACCACTCACCCTTGAGTTTAAGCATATGACCATCATCAAAGCGGATAACCCACCCTTCAATGCCTTCAGCGCCCTTAGTCTCATCCATCAGATAAGCCATTGACTTGGCAGTGCCTTCATATGCCTTGACTACATCAAGGTCAAACATTTTGGCATACTGTTGCATCCATAACAAACTACGATAGACACCAGTTTGTGTTTCACGTACTGCAATCAATACAAGACGATCTTCTGGATAATCCACAACAATCCGTTGCTTACGGCTACACCATTCAAAGATTGGAGTATACCCAAATTGCTCGATACAAAGTTGTGCAAAATCGCTATATCGAGGATGAGCGGCAACGAACTCCTCTGCACCCATAGCAACGTCAGTAAGACCCATCTTGGTACCCCAACGGATACCATCAGGAGTCACCACTGGAGTGATCATCGATCCATCTAACTTCTCAAGTATCACGTGCGGCTGGGTAAAATCAACATCGTAAAACTGCGTCTCATCACGCTCATTGATGTTGAAGAACTTGTGAAGGCGACGTGACATGATACGACCGTCAGGATAAAACAACAGACCACGACACTCACGGCGGATGGTATGATCACAATTTTCTTCCCAAGTATCACCGACCTTACGGCGAACTTCAGGAAACGTATCAGTCATTGCTACCATATAGTTGATAACCGTATAATGTTCCCGTTCAGCCACGATGAACTCATCACGGCCTTCAATGGCTGGCAGAACATCATTAATGTGAGTGATATACGGAAATTTATACTTCATAATTTATTTTCCTTGAGAATTAATATCTGCTAACCATTATATTTTACTCTGTTCTCGCAAAGTCACCAAAGTATTCCTTGGCGGCTTTTTCATATGCTAATGCGGCTTCTTCTTTGATCTGATAATAACCAAGATCAATTTTTTTTCCATTACACATTATACGTGCTCGCCACTTCTTTCTCCCAGAAACCCAATACACACCTTTGATACCAGAGGTATTGGTTTTATACGGTCCAGTATTTCCACTATTTTGAGTATTTGTAGCATCACGAAGATTGGCTATACGATTATTCGATTTATCCATATCAATGTGATCTATTTGGTCAACTGGATCGGAACCATGAAACACCTTATATGCAAGACGGTGTGCACTATATTTTTTTCCATTTATAGAGATATAGATATATCCTTGACTTTGTAGAGACCCTGCGATAGAGCCAGCAACAGCCCTATTAGACAAAGTTTTTTTCCATGTGAACAGACCTGTATCTGGATCATAGTTAAAAAGTTCGTTCAATTCTTCTACAAAAGGTAGTGGTTTCATTATATTCTCCAATAACTAATGAGCTAAGGATTTACCGTAGCCCAGAAACTCTTCTATCTCCATACAAGCATCCGTTAGGACTTCAAGAAGAGACAGTTCTCGTTCATCATCTGTATCCATAAGACGGTGGATTTCTTCCAAAAGAAGATCATTCAATTCAACAAGATTATTCATTTTCACTCCCTCGCTTCTTCAATATATTTGACATGTTCCAAAAACGTAGCCACATCGTCACGATATGATGGGTCACTACCTTCAACATTGTATATCATACAAGTGATGTTTCCGTCATTGGCACACCACGTCCACTGTGGGTCGAGCCAGACCGTAACTTGATGATCTGGCTCAATCACGATCAATTCAATACGAGGATCACGCTTGGCGATACGACGAATGTATTCTGTGGTCAGACGCATTGGATGGCTCCATTGATTTACTCAACATAATCATCATAACAGGTTTGATAGAAAAGTCAATTACTTTTTATCCAAAGAAAAAATTGTAAATTTCGTTACCACACCAACCTATAACCATAGCCATAGGAAAAGATACAAAAAAGTTATATGGATAAGGTAGAATGAGAGCAACCAAAACACCGATAGCACCAGCGATTAAGGTAACGAACAAAAGTTTTTCCATTGTCTTATCCTCAGTTACGTTCTGACCAAAAAACCATATCTTCAGGACTAATGCTCTTGATGACTGGCTTAGACTGAGGCTTCTGGATTTCATCAATAAGAGATTCAATCCAAGCTAGTTCACGCTTGAGTACACCAACACGGCCCTGCCAATGACCAGAAGCATAATCATGTGGATTATACCAATCTGGACACTTCAGTTCTAACTCAGCACGATAAGCACCTTCACGCTCATAAAGAGCCAACAAAACCTTATCCATAGTCATTATGCAACACTCCAGTTATATTCATCTTGAAGGACAACTGCTTCATATCCGTCATATTCTTCGATTCTATATAATGACCCAGTAGGCACATCACGTATTTTCAGGTCGCCCCAGCCATCGCCAGCATCCTCCCCAAGTTCTTCCACGACCTTAACCAAGATTGGATCAGTACGGTCAACATCGATAGGCCACCAATCGATAGGAGCAGGTTCACCCTTCAGTTCCCAGTATCGATTAATAGCTTTTTCAGATAAACCAAAACCACCAAAGCAAGCATTATATACGACTTTAGTCATCACCAATCTCCAAACAAAATATCGTAAAGTTTATCGCTGAAGTAACCAATAGCAATAGCACCTGCTATAACAACCGGGTAAACATACGGAGCCGATATAACGTAACTACAAAGTCCTCCGTATGTGGCACCTAGAATAATCGGAAATAAAATTTTCATCACATTTCCTCCACAATATGCCAAACCAAACCTGATGGCATAACAACAGTACCTAGATGCTGACCAGTATAATGCTGTCCAGTACCATAGATATTCACATAGCGTTTATTATATATAATATCATTATCAAGTTCAACCTCTGTCCATACATAGACATTATGCTCACCTTGATACCCTACATGTACAACACGGCCTTCAATGGAAAGGGGATCACCAGTAAACGGCCCCCACTTATATACAGTTTTCTTAGTCATCACTTAGTTCCTTTCATGAGTTAATGCCGAATGATCCACTCTAAACGCTCAATCTCTTCTTGATGATCAGCTTTAGTTGCTGCCATTTCCCACTGAAGACGCTCAATCTCTTCTCGAAGCTCAACCTTTTCGTCGATTGCCTTACCAAGGTCTAGTATAAAGGTTGTGCAGCTAGTTTTCAACTCTATAATCTCTTCACGCAGTTGTTTGATATCAGCAATAGCATCCAACAGATCATTATCAATGTCTGCATCACCAATATGAATACCAACCAGTTTTTCAAGTCGTTCGATAATATCAGTCATCACTTTTCTCCTTGAACCAAGATTCAATAGTATCATAACTGGTATAACGAGCGCCTTCTTCACCAAGTTTGATACCTTGATTTACGATATCTTCAATGACGCAAACACATTCATCAAACTCTTTACCAGATGGACTGCAACCCCAATCATAAGCAGACTGTTCATCTCCACCACGCCGAATACCAGCACGATAGATATCTTTGATTTGTTCGATGGTAAACGTGAATGTCTTATCAGTCATCACATATCCTCATTTAAATAACTTTGTTTGTTACATTTTCACTTTGATTTCATCAGGGTAATCTTCAAACCGAGTTTTCATATTCTGAATTATTTCATCAGGAACATTATGAATCGATCCAAACTCATTATTCATTCTAATCACATTTACCAAAATGTCAAGAGAGTTTGCATGGTCAATATATTTTTGCATTTCAGAAATGCGAGTGAATGTATTGGAAACAACGACATTGTAACCATTATTCATAAAAATACAAGCAGTATCAAAACACCACTTATGTGCATCCTTGATTTTTTTACCATCAAATTTATAATCACCATTTTGATTGATAAAATACATATCAGCTTCAAGCTTAATGTGTCGTGGATAACATCCACCAGCATACGTACTTTTACCAGAGCCGGGAATTCCACGAATAATAATCAGTTCACAAGTTTTCATAATATGTCCTCTATTTGCAATTACTATATCACATAGAATTTAATTGTCAATATGAAAAAAGGAGCCGTAGCTCCTTTTCTTACTTCTTTTTACCAGTTTGGCGACGTGCTCGACGCTTCTTAGAACCAATCTTACGACGCCCCTTACGTGGACGATTCTTATGGGGGTGTGCCATTACTTACGAGATTCCTTTGGAAAAGTTAGAGTGATAACCTTTGGTTCAATAAACTGAGGCATAATTTTATCAGAATTAGGAACCTTACACATGACCCATGTACCATCTGCCTGAGCAGGAGAGAACAATCCATTTGGATCGGCTTGTGGCAAAGTTACAACATGACCACCACCGTCTGAATATGCAATCTTTTGAGGGTTAGTGTACTGAGTAGCATAGGGAATACCATAACCAAGAGAGTCACAAATCTTTTCGCCAATAACACCAGACTGCTCACCAGCTAGGTAGGTGTAAGTTGGCTGCATCTTGTCACGAAGCTCGTAAATATCCTTGAGCAGTCGCTTTTCTGCGAAGTTAGTGATAGAAGGCATACCAACAGACATTGTAGCTTGCATTGCAATCGCTTCCTGCTGTTGTCGCTGAACTTTATCAGAACTAGGGTTATTACAACCAGCCAAAACCAATGCAGCGGCAGCAATCATAACATACTTAAACATATCAATAACCCTTCTTCAAGTTGTCATAAAAATTACGAAGATCGATAGGAAGTTTATTTTCAGGGTAAACACTGAAACGATGCAAAGCAATAGCTCTCAAAGCAGCCTTTTGCTCTTCATTAGACTTTGTATATTCCATTTGAATATTTTGAAGATCACGAAGCATACCATCATTGTATGTTTGGCTCTCTTTAAATGTATCATAGCGAACTTGCTCATACTTAGGAGCATAGAAAGAATATGCTAGGTAGGAAATATACCCTACAACACCAAGCAGCGGCAGTAAAACCAGTGCTAATCCCCAAATACCAAATCCAAGTAGAGAAAAGTTTTGGGTAAATTCTTTTACATCATTTTTATAGCTCATTATATTCTCCATTAAATTGGTGCCCACGGTCGGAATCGAACCGACAAGCCGAAGCGGGAGATTTTAAGTCTCCTGAGTTTACCAATTTCTCCACGTGGGCATTAAATCTTCAAGTGATTTCTTCTTACTCTAACCGATATCCAAGAATTATAGTAGCATGGATCGATTACAGCGTCAACAGCAAATTGTTCTTTAGCTTCGAAATAAGAACATTCGCCTTTGGTTTTACATAAGCGAATTATCTGACGCTTAAAATTTAACTTACCGTATTTATCTACATCTGTCAAGAGATTTTCTGACGAACCGTAATAATCTTTCCAATTTGATTCTACTTTATATCTCTTTTTCTTTTTATTCACTTGACGAACTTTTGTCGTACCGAATAATTTTTTACCAATGTATTTTTTATTATCAGTTAAGTTGGTTATAAGATATACAAACCCAATGTAGTTGTCAATATCATCTGATTCAAATATTTTATTTTCATATAACCACGGATTTTCATAAGACATATCAGGAACTCCTCATTCCTGATATTTAGTATTCTCTTATCGATCCCTATCCTGATCATCTTCTTCCCAATCTTCACCCAAGTCAAGATCATTATAACTTAACTTTTCAGCACAAAATGGGCAAAACATAGGTGTATCAATTCCATCATGAATTAGTGAAAATTCTGCTTCACATGTTCCACATAAAAATTCGTTATCTTTCATTTATTTTTTCCTTTGATAAAATCTTTTTCATAAACTAAACCCCTTAAATGTCTCACCATTTACATCTTTTTTAATACCGCCATTTATATAACTGGTAATCTCAGTTTCCTGTGGAGCAACCTGAACTTCAGACCCAGCAATCCACTTTTGCGTCCATGGTAACGGATTTGACCCACCCTTATAAGGTGTAGGCAACCCAATAGCAGTCATTCGCTTGTTACCAATCCATTCTATATATTCCGAAAGCAAGGCTTCGTTGAGACCAACCATCGATCCGTCTTTGAATAGATAACCAGCCCACGCTTTTTCTTGTTCAACAGCATCGGTAAATAATTTGATACATTCATCCCGTGTTTCTTCTGCAATTCGTGAGAAGTCTTCATCTTCTTTCTGTAGCGCCTTGAGTAACTGCTGTGTTCCAGCAAGGTGAAGGTTTTCATCACGTGCAATGAACTTAATGATCTTTGCATTACCTTCCATTTTTTTAACTTCGGCAAAAGCCCATGAACATGCAAATGATACATAGAAACGAACTCCCTCAAGAATATTGACCGACATAAGTGCGAGCCAGAGTGCTTTCTTGTGTTGATATAAGTTGTAATAATTATTTGGTGATGAATTATATGTCATTTGTGTATTATATTCAATCAACTCATCATAATATTTACTGATATCACCAGCACAGTCTATAATTTCAGGAATGTCAGTCAGTTCGTCAAATACTTTTGAAGGATTTGAATATATGTTTCGTATGATATGCGTATAGCTTCTGGAGTGGATTGTCTCTGAGAAAGTCCATGTAGTGATCCAAGTTTCGAGTTCAGGCAAGCTACAAATAGGTCCAAATGCCATTGTTGGGGCTCTACCTTGCACGCTGTCAAGAAGGATTTGACGCTTGAGATTTGATGTGAAGATATGTTGCTCATGTACAGTTAAATCCTTAAAGTCTTTTGCATCCTTATAGATGTCAACTTCTGACGGTTGCCAAAAAAAACCAAGCTGTTTGTCAGTGAGTTTTTCAATCCAAGGATACTTTTGCTTGTCATAACGTGCAATAGTAGGAGCATCATCAAAGAAGCAATTGACCTTAGTAGCATCTTTTTTATTGTTTGAATCGAATACTGAGTAGCTCATTTATTAATCCCTAGTACAAATTTTGATGCTTCAACCCATAGATAAACCGACTTAAATGTTTTATATCCAGTAGAGCCATCATACATCTCAATAACGTATTCGGCTACTTCTGGATTCATTCCATGAAATGTCAGGAACGTATGGTAGTTATCTTTCGTTACTTCAAACATTTATCACTCATCTTTTTCTAAAAAGGAAATGTCGTTACGTCTAAGCGTTCTGTTTTTTCGAGAACGAATTTCGGCATTCTCCCAAGTCCAGCACTCACCAGTATCATCTTGAAAACAAACCCAGAATATATCATTCTCTGGACCGCTCCAAATCATCCAGTGTGCAATTGCTCTTCCTTTAGGTGTCATTAAGGGA